ATGTCCAAACACGTCCGCGGGGCCGATCGACGGCGAGAGACCCCGAATATCGCGCCAAATCTTTGACGAAAGGGCCGAGTGATGGCCAAAAGAGGTCCGCCTGCCAAGTTTACAGACGCAGAAGAGATCCAACGTAAACTGGACGCCTACTTCGCCGCATGTGATGCCAGAACTACGTTCTACGTGACAAAAGACGGTGAGAAAATCGAGGTCCCAGACCCGGAGCCCTACACCATCACCGGAATGTGCCTTGCCTTAGACTGTGACCGTAAAACGCTGATCAACTACACCCAAGACGAGACCAAAAACCCGGACGTTTTCCACACAATACGCAGGGCCAAGCTCAAATGTGAGCAGTATGCCGAGCGATCGTTGTGGAAGCCCAAGATAGCAACCGGTGTGATCTTCAACCTCACAAACAACTACGGATGGAAGAATCAGCAGGATACGCGCCTTTCCAACGACCCCGACAACCCACTGATTCCGAGCGAAGTCAAGTGGGTCGTGGTTCAGCAACACGAACCGAAGGCGATCACCGATGGGTCGTGAAGTCATACTCGAGATGCCCGAAGCAATGGATTTCCTGCGGCAGCCCGCCCGCTACAAGGTGGCATACGGTGGCCGCGGCTCGGCGAAGTCCTGGTCCGTGGCTCGAGCCCTGGTTGCCATGGCCTTCACCGATCGGCATTTCATCCTGTGCGCCCGAGAGATCCAGAAGTCCATCCAGGAGTCGGTTCACAAGCTCCTCGAGGAGCAAATAGAGGTTCTGGGTCTTACCCCTTGGTTCGACGTGCAGCAGCACTCAATCAAGTGCACCAGGACCGGTTCGGCGTTTGTGTTCAGTGGAATCCGTAACAACGTCACCAAAATCAAATCCATGGAGGGGATCACCATCTGTTGGGTAGAGGAGGCTGAGGGGATCTCGAAGCCGTCCTGGAAGGTGTTGATCCCGACCGTGCGAATGCCCAACTCGGAGATATGGGTCACGTTCAACCCGAATCTTGAAAGCGATCCCACCTATCAGCAGTTCGTTGTCAGTCCGCCCCCCAACTCCATCGTCCGACTGGTCAACTGGAGGGACAACCCTTGGTTCCCCGCTGTGCTGCGTGACGAGATGGAGTATTGCAAGCGAGTGGACTACGAGGCATACCTCAACGTGTGGGAGGGGCAGACGGTCTCGCGCTCCGACGCCCAGGTACTCGCCGACAAATGGAGGGTTGAGTGGTTTGAGCCCGAGAACGGTTGGGAGGGTCCATACTTCGGTGCCGATTGGGGCTTCTCGACCGACCCCGCGGCATTGGTGAAGTGTTGGGTGTACAAGCGAAACCTCTATGTGGAGCACGAGTTCTGGGGGCTCAGGGTGGACATTGATGCCCTTCCCGAGAAGTTCGGACAAGTCCCCGGCGCCAAAGATCACGTGGTGAGAGCGGACAGCGCGCGCCCGGAGACCATCAGCTACATGGCGAGAAACGGCTTCCCTCGGATGGAGAGTGTCCGCAAATGGCCCGGCAGTGTCGAGGACGGAGTAGCGTTCCTGCGTCAGTTCGAGCAGATCGTGATTCACTCACGATGCAAGCACGCCGCAGAGGAGGCCCGGCTATGGTCATACAAAGTGGACGACAAGACGGGCGAGGTGTTGACCGCGCTTAAACCCGGCAATGACCACACATGGGACGCGGTGCGCTACGCACTCGAACCCCTGATGCGCACGAGCTTCTTTCAGCAGAGCTCGTTCCATGAGGCTTCCGGCGACGAGTACCCTGGAGTTGCGGCATGAGCGGCCCAGGCCCCTACCCCTGCGCGACCTGCAAGCACTCCGAGATTCCCGAGTGGGAGCAACCGTGCGCCGACTGCATGAGGCTTTCGGAGGGAAGCGACCACTACGAGGAGCAGGAGCCCGTCGATGGGTAGCGCGAGACCGCGGGAGTTCAGCCATATCGTAGCCGGCATGTCCTGGCCCTACCTGGACCAGCCGGGGGCCGTGGTTGCGCTCAAGACGGTTTGGGACCCTCGAGACAAGGGCAAGGATCCATGGTTTCGGGAAGTGGCCCACCGGGAATGCCAGCACCTGCCCGACCTGTTCCGGACCGCGGCAGAGGTGCATGAGGAGCACCGGTGCAGTGAGTGGTGGGGTGATGCGCTCAACGAAGCGGTAACTGCGTTGCTGTACGGTCAGGAGATCGGGTGCGCTCCAGTGCCCCTGGCTCCGGCGCCATACATCGAGCACAAGGATCGGTCGGTGCTGTATCTGCAGACGCTTCGGGAGATGCTGGCTCCGACTAAGACACTGAGGTATGGACGGGTGATATTCGCCCCGGGATCAAGGCTCCCTGAGAAGATCCGGGAGTACCCGGTGGCCGAGGCCAAGCCGATCGAGCGCATTTGTGGCTGCAACTGACCTACGTGAAGCCCGAGAAGCCATGGGGGCAGTTGATCGAAGAGCGGGTGGCGCGCCATTACGATGAGGACGACGACACCATCCCTTGGGGTGAGAGCGAGGACGAGGGACATTTTGAGGGGGTGTGGGCATGAGGTTTCATCTTGGTTTGAGATACGTTCAATGCCCGGTCTGTGGTCTCCACTTGACCGTAAAAGCTGTTGGGCGAGCCTACCTTCTTCACCACACGCGAGAAGCCGGTGTTAATGACCCGTGCCCGCACGCCGAGAAGGTGTTCCGGTGCCCGATGGTTGAGCTGGAGGAGGTGTCCGATGCTGACGCCTGAACTAGCGGCCCTACTCGTGATCGGGGTTCTCTGCTTCGCCGGCCTGGCTGGAGCGGCCCTGTATGCCCAGCACTCGGCGTTTAACCGGGCGTTCTTGCAGTTCCAGGCACTCTTGGTCCCCGGCGCCGAAGAAATACGGGAGCAGTTGGACACGCAGAAGCAAGCCGAGGAGTTGGTGGAGGCACTGACGAGTGGCATGGATGAGGGCGAGGACCTCGAGATGTCGCCTTACGAGCACCTGTCGCCGCTGGCGCGTGAGTACATGCCCAACTATGCTTATGTCACCAGCGGTGTGCTGGAAGAGCCTGACGACGATGTGGTGAAGGCCATGCGCGAGGACATCGCTGCCCATTGGGCCGGGGAGTTTGCCAAGGACAGCGAGTCGAAAGGCGAGGTGTCCTGATGCCCAGTCTGCCGCCCGTAGCGCCTGTACTCTGCGGCTTGTGCGGAGCCTACATCCTGAACGTGAACACGCGGAAGGTGGTCTTCCCATTCGAGTCACATCGTTTCAGCATTACGCCAGAGACGGTGGCCTTCGGCATGTGGGAGCTTCCGCGGGAGATCACCCTGGACGTGATATGTCCGATCTGTTGGGGGTTTCCGTTCCACTACGACGAGGCTGAAGGTGTGATGCTCCCCATGCTGACCTTGGGACTGTGGAACGAGGCGCGCGAGACGTGGGAGCCATATCCGATCAAGATACCGAGGGAGGTTGGCTGGCATGGCGCTGAGAGCCAAGAGATTGAAGGGCGGTCCGGACAAGAAGGCGAAGGCGAAGAAGAAGTCGCTCGGGACTCCGATACCGGACGTGGACGAGATAGCACCTATCAGGCCGCTACCGAAGGTCAGGCCGACGGAGGGGAACAACATGCCTTGGGATTCGAAGTCATTTCAGAAACACAACAAGAAGCTGTCAGAAAGCGAGGCTGGCAAGGCGGCAAGAGTCGCAAACGCCGTTCTTGAAGACTCAGGCGACGATGGGATGGCGATTGCTGTAGCAAACAAGCAGGCCGCTGTGAGGCGTGAGGGTGCCGGAAAGGGCGTACGCAAGAGTGGCCGCGGAGGTAGGCCGGCGGACTTTCAGAAGGGATTGAGGGTCAGTCCCTAGCGAGGTGATGATATGTGGCCGTTCGATGTGGGACCTGAGCAGCAAGTGGTTGAGGATGGAGTTGCGAGACTGGCGCAGCTGAGGCGCCGGATGCCGCTTTCCGACCAGCAGATTGCGGAACGTGAAGAGATGAGGCAAGGACCAATAGGAAACACTGTGCGGCAATCCATCCCTTCCCGGACATCCGACACGATTGCAGGTCATCCTCCTCCTGCGGGGTTGCCTTACGGACTCAAACAACCTGCGACACCGCTTCCGGAGGGGTTGACTGTTGCCCCGCGGGTTGCTCCTCAAGATGCCATAGCGGCGGCAATGACCCCGGATGAGTTTGAGAACGCAGGCATGGACGACGACGCTCTCTCCCTTGTACCTAATGTCGTCCTGCGTCGTCCCATGCCACCAGCGCCAGAGCGGCCCGTATCCCGGGTGAGGAAGGCAGACGGTAACTACCCGGTGTATCAGCGCGGCGGCGAAATGTCGCAGTCCTTCAACCAAGCGTTCGGTGAGGCTCGCAGGCGTGGAGACAAGACGTTCGAGTGGCAGGGGCGTGTCTACGGGACCAAGATGGCGAGAGGAAGGTAAGGTATGAAGACGGTAGAGGATCTGAAGCAGCTGGTGGCACGGCCCGACAACCCTGGCACCATCGTTTTGTCGGTCGAGGCGTTTGACGCCTTTGCTGAGTTGGCAGAGGCGAAACCGGTGACGCGCACTCCAGAGGGGCCGTGCTACTTTCGGTTCGGGGGGACGCAATTCGAGCGCGTTGTAAAGCCGGTGCTGAAGCTGTACCTGGCTGACCAAGATGATTGGGTGGAGTCCCCTCTTGTGTCACCGCCTGCACCCGAGGTCCGGAAGGGGGCGAGGCGCAAGAAGGCATACAAGGCGGCCGAGGTGTTTGCTGAAGACATCAAGGATGCGAATTTCGAGAGCAATCTCTGAGGACCAACGCGGTGGACAATCTGGCACTTGAGACAGGGCAGGCCGAGCACGACAATCGGACGGGGCAACGGGGTATTGAGTGGGAGTCCTGGAGGCTCCAACCTCCCCCGGAGGGTGATCCCGGTGTCGGTAAATGGGTCTGGGACAAGTTCCAGACCATGAAGAAGTACCGTGACAAGATGGGTCTCCCCCAATTGTGGCTTCATAATCATGAGCTTTATCGGGGCCGAATCTTCAAGAAGAAGAGCAAGTACACTCAGGTGCCCATCAACCTGTTCTTCAAGTCCATTCAGACATTGAAGTCCAACCTTACGGACGCGAAGCCGCGGGCTACCATCAGTGCGGTTGGCGACACGGACCCGGAAGCGGCAAAGGCGTGGATGGCGCGCTATGATACGTGGTGGGACGCTACGCAGCAGCAGAAATGTCTTCAGGAGTCGGTAGGCAAGAGCGAGCTTTACGGCTTCCAGGTAGACAAGATGTGGTTCAACCCCAACCTCGAGGGGGGCATGGGCGAGGTTGAGACCTGCCGCGGGGACTGCTTCGGGACGTATCTGTGGCCGCGGTGCATGGAGATTCAGGAACAGCCCATGATGGCCTTCGCCGAAGCGATGGAGCTGGGAAAAATCTACCAGCAGTGGCCAGAGCACAAGGACAAGGTGAAATCCGAGTCGCAGTTTTCCGACCTGTTGGGGGAGGAGCGGATCACGGTTCGGGCCAACAAGTCCAAGGAAATCCGTGCGATCGGTGCGCCATCCGGGTACGTGCAGGCGCAGGAGAACGACAAGCCTTTCGAGGTGGGGGAACATGGTATTGGCCGAGCATTGGTGGTCGAAATGTGGGTCAAGGACTACACGATGGAGTGGGTGGATCCGAGAAACGGGAAGACCTACCCGGACGGACCCCCTCCGAAAATCATGGAGCCAGCGGTTGACACCGAGACCATGACGCCTGTGGTCGACGAGATGGGAAGCCCGGTTCAGGTTCAAGTACAACCCTATCAGCAGAGCAAATACCCCGGTTTTCTCCGCTGCATCCACGTCACGAACGAGGGGTCGCTGGTGCTCTCCGACGTACCAAACCCGAGTATCAACCCTCAGATCCCACGTGAGCAGGCGTGCAACTGCTATCTGTGGGATAAATTCCCGTTCATGAAACGGTTGAGCTACAGCGATGACACGAGCGAATACGGGCTTTCGATTATTGAGCAGATCGAGGCCTTGGTCGTCGACATCAGCAGGAAGATTTCCAAGATCAGCACGCATTTGGACGTTTCAGCGCTTCCTCCGCTCATTTTGCCCAAGAATGCAGGGGTGAAGCGAAGCGACGTAAACAATCTGCCAGGCAGGATATGGGAACCAGTGGCGGCATTGGCGCAGTTCATCCGATGGGTGCAGCTTCCCCCGCTTCCTCCTGACTACATAGCGTTCATCAACCTGTGTTTGAGGTTGGTTGAGATCGTGACGGGACTTTCCGACGTGTCGGAGGGCAGGCGCCCGTCGGGGATAACCGCTGGAGTCGCCATCGCGCAGCTGCAGGAAAAGGCGCAGACCATCATCCGGGAAAAGGTCAGGAATTGCGACATCTACATCGAGGAACAGGGCCGGATGTTCATTTCTCTTGGACAGAACTGGTACACCGAGGAGCGGAAGCTCATCTATCAGGGCGCGAGCGGGGAGCAGTCCATCCCGTTCAAGGGCGTGGCTCCAGAGTATCAGGGTGAGTATGCGTTCAAGGTGGATGCCGGTTCGACGCTTCCGAGGGATCGGGCGGCCATGCTGAATATGTACGGGGATCTTGCCAAGGGCGGAATGATCGACCAGAGGGCGTTGTTGGAGGAACTCAATGTTCCCAAAGCTGAAGAGATTGTCGCACGGATGAAAGAAGGCCCGATAGGCGAGGCCATGAATCGGTTGGCTTCAACGGGCATGTTCGACGACGCTACATTGCAGGCGATCCAGAAGATCGTGACCGCGGAGCCAGCGGACCTCGAGAAGCTGTTTCCTCAGATGAAGCCGGAGAACCAGCTGGCGCAGGCGTTGATGCAGTCGGGGCTCGCGCGTGGATTGGCGGGCGTGTCGCCGGAGCAGGCGCTTGCTGGCCTCATGGC